ACAGACTCGCTAACATCCCCGTCGAGGACCGCCAGTTCTTCAAGGCTGGTGCGGTTATCCGGTTAACGAGGATGTTCAAGGGGAAACCACATACCTTCCGCATCATCAAGGATTGGCCTGCTGCTGTTTGGACTGCGACTGATCCGATCCCAGAGGCTACTTGGGGCCCGCATGGAGCGGACGAGTACTTCGCTTGGGAGGACATTGAGGCTGTCCTCGCTGGTCCCGACGACCTAACGATGGGGCAGTGGGAGTATGCCCTCCCGGAAATCCCCCCGCATGTCGCTGCGGACGCAGGCAAGACCCTTGTCGTGAACCCGACGGGTACTGCGATTGAGTGGGGGACGCCGAAGGCTCCAAGCCCGAGCATCTCTCCACTAGGCGTACAGTTCAAGGTACCTTTGGCGTCCTTGTTCACCCTGAACGAGACGGAGTTGACCTTCACCAACCTCGCTTCCATCCCCGTTGAGCACCGCCAGTTCTTCGTGGCTGGTGCGCTTATCCGGACAAGGCTTCCGTTGATCTCGGGGAAGATACGGACCTACCGCATCGTCAAGGATTGGCCTGCTGCTGTCTGGACAGCGGCCCCTCTGACAGATGCTACTTGGGGTCCGCATGGAGCGAAAGAGTATTTCGCTTGGGAGGACATTAGGGATGCTCTCGCTGAGGGCAACACGTTCGCAGGGTGGGAGTATTCCGTCCCGGAAGTCCCCCCGCATACACAGGTCAAGAACTTCAACGACATTCTACGGGTCAACAATAATAACAGTGTTGAGTGGAGGAGTCCCACTCCGTTTACTGAGCCCACGTTCACCGGGGATCGCATTCCCCATGTAGGGGATATCCACTTTGGGCCGTTCGGCTCGGACTTGCAAGCAGAGTTCGCCAACGTGTACCACTCCACTCACAGGGCGTTGTTCAAAGCCGGTAACGTCATGAAGGTAACGGCGGATGATGGGACTGGTGACTACTACCTTCGCATCATCAAGGACTTCCCCGACACCGTTTTCGACACCCTTCCGGGAGCCAACGGATTTGTTGATGAAACCGCAATTGGTGAAGCGACTGACTACATCGCTTGGGAGGATATGGCCTCCATTGCCGCTCACCGCTATAAGGCGAACCCTGCGGGTTCGGGCTGGCTACAAGGCCCGTTCAGTATTCGGGCGAAGGCTCCGGTACTGCCTGCGTTCACCGCTGCCGACGCTGGCAAGACTCTTGCCATCAACCCTGCCGGTAACGGCTTCGTGTGGAAGTAAGGAGTAGCAGATGACAAGGCAGCACACTGGGGCTAGTTCAGGGATTGTCCTAGACATCCCTGAACTGACTGACAGGCGGGACATCGAAGTCGCTTTCATGGACTTCGCTGACAGCATTCCAGCGTACCCGTCGGTGCGGCTGAACGTTGTCACTGTCACTGGGGATACCGCTGGTGCGGTTCAGGCGGCGTACTTCTACAACGGTGCGAACCCCATCAACGTCAGCCTCCCCGCCAACCCTGCGGATGGCGACCGTGTCGTCGTGTATCAGGCTGGTAGTGGCAAGGTCACGTACACAAACACTGGCAATGTGGGTGGTGGGCTCCCGGATACGGGTGCCCAGTTCGGCATCTGTACTGCGGTGTTTGTGAACGGAAGTTGGTGGTTCACCCCTTTTGGGTATAGCGGTACGCTACCCACCACCCCTGTGGGTGGTGACCACACCGTTGATGGTGCTCCGGGTGGAGCACCGGGTGGGAAGACGTACCGCTACCACATCTACACTTCCGTTGGCCCTGCGTCGTTCACCTCGGTGGTGCCTGCAACGATGGTGGTTGAGGCCTTCGCTCTGGCTGGTGGCTCTCCGGGCACTGCGGGTGACACCATCCAGCCCGGTACGCCGGGCCGTGCGGGTGACACGTTCGACTGGACTCTTCAGGACTGCGACCAGTACATCCCTGTGCCCATCTTCGTGGGTGGCAGCGGTCAGGATTCGCAGTGTGACGCTCTGGTTGCTTTCTCGGATCAGGGTCCTGACGTTCCGATTCAGGTTGACGCTGACTTCGCTGTTGCACTGGGGAAGATCGGGCTATCCTCGTACATCGGTGGGCTGGGCGTGACCAATGCTGGTCCCGCCGAGGGTTCACTGAAGGGGCAGGGCGGTGGTGCTGGATACCAGCGTCGGGCGTCTTACGCCCAGTCGTCGTATGTTCATTCGTGGACGACGGGTGGGTCATACAACTACGATTGCTCGTATGGGGCGAGGGCTGAGACGTACCAGTCTGGGACGAACAGTGTCACCCATGTGGGTGACCCGTGCGTGGGTGGTCAGTGTCCTCCCGGTTGGAGTTGCGTGGACAAGGGGCTTACCGCCGGGCACCACTGCGTCACCACCACGCATGACCCCATCTACTCAACCCGCTACCACTGCGACAATGGTGGCTCCTTGTCGGGGACGACGTGCGTCAAGACGTGTACTGGCAGCAACACGCAGCATCATTCTGAGACTCGCTGGCATGATTGCCAAGCGGAATATGTTGCAGATGACAACCGACAATGTGTCGATGTCCGTTCAATTTCAGGAGGTCCCGGTGCACCCGGACTTGTCGCTATCCGTTACCCGTTCTAGTGAACGGCTAGAGATCTGCCGTGAATGCCCACGGTTCTTCAAGCCCACCGCCTCCTGTAAGGAGTGCGGCTGCTTCATGAGAGTGAAGACGTTGCTCGCCGACGCGACATGCCCACTGGAGAAATGGTGATCAAGCACTCACGCATCGGTGTTCCCTTCCTGTGTGACGGGGAAGACGAGATCATTCCCCTGTCGTACGCGCATGAGGGTGACCTCGTGTTCACCCTTGTCAGCAACCCCGGCCTTGCTGAGGAACTGATGTTCGACATCAAGAAGGCGGTCGAGGTCCTGTCAGGACTCGACGCCACCATCCCTGACGGTGAGTGGATGAACGAGTTCAACGCCCTGCTCCTGATCAACGAGTTCACGACACCGCTGCATGTCATAGCCAAGGCACGGGAAGCCGCTGCCCGCATCCAAGGAGAGAACCAGTGAGTAACTGCACCTCTGGCTGCAAGACGAAGGACCACGCCACCTACGGCGAGTGCCTCGCATCGAAGAGCCCGGTGTCGAAGAACAGCACCCAGTCTCAGGACAGGCTGTACAGCATGGAGCAGCGCAACGCGCAGGAGATCAACGAGTACAAGGCAGCGCGGGCGCAGGGCATCCAGCCTGCGACCACGCAGTTGAAGGACATCCGTAAGGCCGTCAGCGCCAGCCAGAAGGCTGACGCCCCCCTCACCCTGAGGTCGTAGCATCATGATTACAACCACTTTCGGGGAGATGGTCGATGAGACTCTCGGCTACCTCCGGTCGTTCGTTCGAGATCAGGAACTGTCTACCCATCTGACGTCAGTTGTTCCGCACAATGCGTTCCGCATCGAGGTGGCTGACGGGACAGTCGTCAGCCGTGGTCGTGTTGAGATCGGTGAGGAACTGATCTGGATTGACAAGGTCGACAAGTCAACTGGCATCGCCGAGATCCCACCGTATGGGCGTGGCATGGATGGGACGAACCCTGCTCAGCATGAGCCGGGTACACGGGTCGTGAACTCTCCCCTGTACCCGCGCAAGATGGTGAAGGACACACTGAATCAGGCGATCCGTCAGATTGGTGCCACCTTGTACGGGGTGGAGACCGTCGAAGTGACCGCTAAGTCAAACGACTTCAAGTACGAGATGCCGCAGGAGACTCGGGAGATCCTCTCGGTCACCATGTCAGACACCACTGGCTATGCCAGTGATGTCGTGCACTTGCGGGACTACACGTTCGACAAGCAGGCACCGCTGCTGGATGGTATCTCCACTGGCAAGGCCCTGTACCTGTACGACGGGTGGATCGGCTACCCGGCTCGGTTGAAGATCACGTTCAGCAGGGATCCTCTCCCGCTGTACCAGCCTTTCCAGTTCTTCTCGGAGACTCGACTGCCAGATTCAGCGTCGGACCTTCCGGTCCTCGCTGCGGCTGCACGCCTGCTGGCTGCGTCTGACACGTACGACATCCAGACCCGCTCAGTGGAGGCGAACACTCTCGACTCCAAGGTGAGTTCGACGGCTGCACAGCAGCAGTCGAAGTACCTTCAGGCGCTGTACATGCAGCGGCTGGAGGAGGAGAAGTTGCGCCTGTTGAACACGTACTCGAACCGTACCCACTACCAGAGGTGAAGTGATGGCTGCTCCGCACAACTACTCCAACACTGCTGTCGAGACCGAACTGACAGTGGATCTCGATGGCACCGCCACGGAGATCACTGTCGCCAAGTCAACGGGCTTCCCTTCGGTTCCGTTCACCCTGATCCTTAGCCCTGATGCCTCGAACGAGGAGGGCGTGCTGGTCACTGGCGCTATCAGTGCGACACGGTTCACTGTGCTGCGTGGGTACGACGGGTACACGGCTCTGCCGCATGGCACTGGGTCGAAGGTGAAGCACGGCGTGCTGGCTGAGGACTTCCGCCTCGCCAGCAGGGCTGCTCATCGGTTCGATGGTGTCACCGTGGTGACGAAGGAAGCCGACACGTGGGGTGACCTTCTGTCATGAGCCTGATGAAGTGGCGTAACGATGAGATTCACGGCGTCCCACATCCTCTCGGCTCCCCTCTTGGTGATGACCTCGCCTATGAAGACAACCCTGACACGGACTGGGCGTACTCGATTGGCGGGATCCACTTCCTGTCGGCTGCTTCCGACAACTACCCGTATCAGAGGCAGTTGACGAAACTGGTCAAGGACCAGTTCGACACGAGCGACAACCCCGGCGACAACAGCCTTGAAGGCTGGTGGGTCCGGTCGCAGTCTGACTGGTCGCTCGGTTCGGATCAGTTGTTCATGGAGTCAATGAGCGATGACACTGTCTCCCGCCGTTTCTGGAAGTCTGCGGGGATGGACGTGTTCACACGTCCCGGTGAGATGTCCCTGCTGCCAAGGATGGAGATGTTCGACCTGTCTGCGGCTGGCCTGCCAGCGTCAGCGGTGAAGGGCTCGATGGCTGTGTCGAAGGACGCAGTGTTCATCTCCTACGGCACGAAGGTGGTGAAGGTTCAGGGCACCAGTGTCACGGCGATCACTGCCAGTGGCGTGGTACAGGGACTGACTATCGCTGGTGACCATCTGCTGATTGAACTGCCGACGGTGGTGCAGACCACTCCGCTTGCCGCGTTCACTACACCGACTGATGCGTTCACCAACGTGGTGAACCCGAAGACGTGGTGGGTGAAGTCCCGCTGCATGGTGTCGAGTGGGCAGACGATGTACGAGATCCCCGGTGCACTGGGTGGGGCAGCGGTTGACGTGACCAAGTCAACGGTGAAGTTCGACATGGGTGACCCGTCGTGGGTGTGGACTGGTGTGGCCTCCGGCCCTCAGGAGATCCTGTTCTCTGGGTACGGTGACGCTGGTTCGTCGATCCTTGCAACTGTCCTCGACAACGAGGGCAAGTTGCCTACGCTGAGTGCACTGCTGACGGTCGCAGAGTTCCCTGCCACTGAGCGGGTTGAGGACATCGCCACGTATCTGGGTACGTACATCGCTATTTCCACGTCGGCTGGCATTCGTGTCGGTCAGTTGGTGGATCGCGGCGGTGTGCAGTACGGCCCTCTACTGGGTTCTCCGGTGTCGGCGACGCATGACGGTGGCTTCTCCATGTTCGACAGGTTCGTGGCGTACCCGACGGCTGATGCCGGGGACGGCAGGCCCGGCATCGTGCTGGTCGACTTGTCGGAGATCGGTGAGGATGGTCGTGCACCGTGGGCTAACTGGCTTCGCCTCCCTGCTGGGTCGGCGTCGGTGGACGCTGCGGTGGTGACTGGCCCTAGGGCTGCGTTCATGATGGATCATGCTGGCAACCTGTGGCACGCCAGTGCCACGGTGCTGGACAAGGGGTGGCTGGACACCAGTCAGATCCGGTTCGGCACGTGGGAGGGCAAGACGTTCGAGAGCGTGAAGGTGATCCTCTCCTCCAATCCGGGCGGTAGTGTCGAGGTGTCGTCGCTGTCACCTGAGTGGAAGCCGGTCAGCCTTGGCACGGTGGTGACGGGGATGGGCACGGAGGCGAAGTTCGACGTGGGCGCCCGGCATTCTACTTCCAGCATGGCGGTCAG